TATTCCAGATGGGCGATGGCAGCATGACTGGTGGCGCTTCGCTAGTCGTCGGTGATGGAGTTGGTGGAGGCATGGATAACATTGTCTGCAACAACACTAACCTAATCATTACAGGAAAGGATAATCAGCGATGTGTTGAATTCTTGGATGGATGTACCGTTGAGCGCTTCACGGGCGATACTTTTGCCTGTTTAGTAGACCCTGATTTTGGTGGTGGACCGATTACGACAGGGGGCAATGGCTTTTATTTTCACGATACAGCCAACATTCTCATCTTTGATCACATGGGGGGTGGTTTAAGGCCTGGTGATACAACCTCTACTTATTTTGTAGCAGAAGATCCGAGCACGATAACTTTTGGATTAGTGGAAGGTAATACATTTGTTGGTTCTGGAGATCCTTATAAGGCGTTGCCCCCTCCCCGCGCGACTAACCCAACTACTACTCTAGCCGATCCTCGCGGTTTAGGTTTTGATGGAACCAACTTATTGGCGGTTGCCAATGGGGTCAGTGATTTATTGGTGCAATATGTGGGGTTAACTTCAACGGAAGGACCCTCATTCGCTCCCGCAGTTGGCACTAATCCAGCGGATATAGATTGGTATCGTGGAGATATGATTCATTTAGATTTCGGTGTGGGAACCGACGGGACGGTTTATCGCCATGCTGGCTTTACTCAAGCGAATACAGATTCAGTAGATATTAACTCTTTGGGTGGAAGTATCACGACCCCTCGGGGTCTGACAACAGACGGGACAAACATTATTCTCTCTGATGCGGTAACGGGATTGGTGGAAGTCTATGCTGATTTCTTTGGCACTCCGGCACTTATCAAAAGTTTCACAATCCCCGGTATAAGTAATGTGAAGGGGATTAGTTATGACGGGGTTAATCTTATCATTGCCGATCAGGGGAATATCTCCATTATGGTCCTTAAAGGGCTGAGTAATGTCGTTCAATATTCTTTTCCTGCTGCTGCAACGCAACCAGTTGGAGTAGCTATCACAAACGCTGGTTATGCTGAATCTGATGCCATTACCGACTTAATTACTCTTTCGGATGCATCTCCTACTTTTGATCACAGTTCGCCCAACTGGCAGATAATGACCAATCCGGGGAATTCCATTATAGAATCTTCTGATAGAGGTGGTTCTATCTTCAGTGATATAACAGAGCGGCCTATTTCTCCTGCTTTAGCAGACGGGGTATTATCTGACATCGCTGACGGCGGCACTGATATATTTTATGGGCCTTTCACAGAGCGGGAGAAATCCCGTTTAAATGATGAAGAGAATGGTGAAACCATATGGACGGGAGTAAGGGAACGTGCCAGTGCTTTTCAGGGATCATTCACTGCTAAAGTTAGCGGCGCAGGCACGAATCGTTATGAATTGGTTGTTATCATTAATAATGAGGCGCAAGAGGATAGCGTTGGCACTGAGGTTTTCACTAGCAATAATGAAGTTAGAACCCTTATTACCACCCCAATCGCCCGCGATGTTACTAACACAGACGTTATTAAGCTCATGGTACGACCTATAGGCAACAGTGTTAACTTATTGGCGTTGCGTTGTGCACTTTCCATCACATAAGGAAAGCAAAATGACCACACAAATAGATTCTATACCAGCCACTAAAAACTCGTCAGTAGAGTTCAATAGCAAGATAACCAGCACCTATGAGCGTTATCTGGTTGAAATAACGGAACTGGCTGTTGACCAGGAGCATTGCGCTCTCTATATGATTTGTGGAGTGGGTGGCCAGTTCAATACCAACAGCAATTATTATTCATACTGTATCAATTACAGTGATTTCAAGACAGGACTTAAGGGAAGTTCCCATAACGTCAATGACACTTATATGAATATCACTGGGGCTGAGCTGACAATGAACTCTACCCATCCAGATGGCATTTATTTAGAGATGCGCGTATGTGCCAGCAACCACCTCTCGATCCTCTCCAATGGCATTACCAGCGATTACAATGGTGATCCCTACATCATTCATGGTGGTGGGATCTGTACGCTCGATAATACTGACAGCCTGCATTTCTTTGGAGAGAACGGCGCCTTGCTCAGCGGTACTTTCACCTTATACGGAATATAGATTATGGCTTACCATGACTCCATCATTATAACTGCATCTGGTGCCACCACAGTATTTGTGGGACCATTTAGCATTCCCTCAGGAAATACTCCTGTGCGTGTAGTTATAGTCGGCACTTTCCCCACTGGGAGCGACATTACCATAGAAGAAAAAGTTAATAATGAGTTTGAAGATTTTTTAAATGGCACTACTGCGCAGGGGGAGTATACAGCGTCTGCGGGCCATAATTTTTCAGGATTATCAGGCGCTACATTTCGTTTTAAGGTAACGGTGGCAGATGCAACAACACTAAACGTTAATTACGGCATAACTTACTGAGGGGAAATAAATGGCGACGGGCGTAATTACAGTAGATACCACGACGAATGCAATCATCATCCCGCAGGGGCCAGCTAAGATTAGCTTCTATGGGACATTTGCAGGGGCCTCCATTCAAATACAGGAAAATATAGTGGACACCTGGAATGACATTCTGGACGGAGCGGATGTTATAGGGCCATATACTGCGCCAAACTCTTTTGCTTATAACCTTTTTGGGGGAGACACTATCCGTTTAGTTGCCACAGGCACGCAGCCCAGCACTATGATTGAATTCAGTGTGACTTCTATTTCTATAGGTTCGGCAGAAGAACCCCTGCAGCCCAGCTATATCACCCACAATTACAATAGATAGATCAATTACATAGTTATAAAATATTATGCCAGCTGGAAGGCCAGAAGGAGCGCCAAACAAGAACAAGGAACGCTTGCTGAATACGTTGAGAAAGGAGTATGGCGCGGACTTTGAGCCTGTTATGGAGATGGCTAGACATGCTGTTGCCATCAACAAAGAGGTTGAGACAGGGGCAGAGACCCACAAGAATGCTATTGATGCCTGGGACAAGATAGCCAAATACACCACGCCTCAGCTTAAGGCTGTAGAAGTCAGTGGGCCAGGTGGTGGTCCCATTGAACATAAAGAAACAAACATTACTCCAGAATGGCCCACGAAATAAAAATAGCCGGCAAATTGTTTGAACACCTCTATGACAAGGTAGACGGTAAATACGTCAGAAAAAAGAAACGATTTATCATCCTGATTGGGGGCCGTGGCTCGTCTAAGTCAATGACTATAGCGGATCTGTGTATTAATGATGCCTGGGAGCATGGCTTCAAGACCGCGTGTTTCCGTGAATACCAGAACACGATTGATGATTCAGTATTAGCTTTGCTCACTGCCGAGATTGAACGTTTAGAATATTCTGATTTTGATTGTCAAAAGAGCGCGATTCTTTATCGTGGCGAGGAGATGTTTAAATTCAGGGGTCTTGCGAGGAATCCTGAAGGCGTTAAGTCAATGCATGGATTCAACAGGGCTTGGGTAGAGGAAGCGCAAACTATCAGTCATGCCTCGCTGAGGGCTCTGAGCCCGACAATTCGTGAAGAAGATTCAGAGATTTGGATGAGTGCGAATCTGCGCAGTATGGCTGACCCGTTTTCGCAGAGATTCTTCAAGCCGTTCGAGAAGGAATTACGCAGGGATGGGTACTATGAAGATGATTTACACCTGATAGTATGGCTTAACTATACTGATTCTGCCTTCTTCCCTGCAGTCCTAGAGCAAGAACGCGCCTTTGACAAAAAGAATATGCCCAAGGCTGAATATGCCCATATCTGGCTTGGTGAGACCTATGACGAAGTACTGGGCTCAATCATCCCGGTTGAATGGTTTGATGCTGCGATAGATGCACACGAAAGATTAGGCTTTAAGCCTGAAGGAGCAAAGTTCTGTGCTTTTGACCCTGCTGATGTTGGGGGAGACCCCAAGGGTTTTGCATATCGGCACGGCTCTGTATATCACGATATTTGTGAGTACACCGAGGGAGATGTTAACGAGGGGGCAGATTGGGGAGTCGATCGCGCTCTTTCTTATGGGGCTAATCAATTTACTTATGATATTGGTGGTATGGGAACCGGACTTAAGCGCCAGGTTGCCAGGCTCTTGGAGAATACCGGATGTGAATATCATTTATTCAATGGTGCCGAGTCTGCCGATGATCCAGACAGTATCTATCAACCCGTAGACGGAGAAGATCCCCGAGAACGCAGGACCAACAAAGAGACGTTTGTTAACCGCAGAGCTTCCAGGTATTACGGGCTTGCTGATCAGTTTGAGCGGACGTATATAGCGGTTGAACGCCATAAGAAAGGCGTTGCTGCTCTTAGATTGGACCCGGCACAGTTAATCAGTCTGTCTTCAAAGATTGAGCATTTAGACCAGGTTCGTTCCGAGGTTTGCCGAATCCCGAAGAGGCCTAATAACAATGGCAAGAAGCAGATCATGACTAAACTGGAGATGAGCAAGGCGCCGTTTGAGCTTCCGAGCCCGAACATGGCGGACAGTATGATGATGAACAGCTATGCGCCGGTAGTATTGCCAAAGGCGCGGGATTTAAACCCAAAGTTGGCGTCTCCTTATGCCTGAATTTACCAACCATCAAGAAGTCATCACGATGGCGCAAGAGGCTCAGGATACTGATCTGGATCAGCGTCAACAGGCCCGTGAGGCGCATCTCTTTGTTTCGAAGAAGGACGGGATGTGGGAGCCCTATATTTGGAAGCAATGGAAGGCTAACGGCAAACCTAGATATTCGATTGATTTAACCACGCCAATAATCAACCAGATCTATGGGTCTATCCGGCAGGCGGATTTCAATATCCAGGTACGTCCTGCCGGCGGCAATGCGACAAAGGGTTTGGCTAAGACATATGACGGGCTGATTCGGAATATTGAGAATATCTCCAACGCCACGCAGATTTTCAACAGTGCTGCGCGGAACATGATTACCTCCGGCATTGATGGATGGTATGTCACGAATGATTTTGCTGATGAGGATTCATTCAATCAGGATATGTTAATCAAGGCGGTGCCCAATTTTGTTGACCGGGTATGGTTTGATCCCAATTCGCTCACAGAGACGCGTTCAGACTCGCGCTATGGCTATTTGCTGCATGTCTTGACCCTAGATGCTTATCAGGAGATGTTCGGCAAGAAGAGATCTCCATCCTCAGTGCCGCAGGGCAAGCGTAATGTGGCATATTGGCGTACTGCTCCGGATCAGGTGATTATTGCTGAGTTCTTCTTTGCCAAGGATGAGAATCTTGAGTTGGCATTGATGAGTAATAATATGGTTTATGAGGTCAATGAGGATTACTTGCGGGTCCAAGATGATCTAGCCCGGGTGGGTATCACACAGAAGCGCACCAGAACGGTGAAGCGGCCTAGATTCTTTGTGCAGAAAATGGATGGCAATGACTGGCTTGATGAGCCTAAGCCTACGGTCTTCCACGAGATTCCCTTAGTCCCGGCCTATGGCAATTTTAAGGTATTTGACAACAAGATTACCTATCACGGCGCTGTTGACAAGTTTATGGATACGCAGCGGCTGATTAATTACTCAGAATCGAGGCAGATAGAGGAGACTGCCTTGGCGCCGAAGGAAACAACCTGGATAACCAGGGCGCAGGCCGCCGGAGAGGAGGCCACATTAGAAACCCGCAACACCAGCATGGTGACAACCCAATATTACAACCATATTGATGGTGAGCCCACCCCTTTCCAGACAGGTGGATCTCAAGTTAACCAGGGTTTGACTAATATCTCGGCTAAAATGGTCGAATACATGCAGCTTCAGGCCGGTATATTTGATGCAAACATGGGCAATAATCCGAATAGTCAGTCTGGGGTGGCTGTGGAGCGCCTGCAGAACCGGGGCGATGCGGCTAGTTTCCATTATATTGACTCGATGGAGGTCGCCATTTGCCAGACGGGCAAATTAATTGTTGATTCTGCTGCAGAGGTCTATGACACCCCCAGAGTGGTGCGGATTCTGAATGAGGATGGTTCCTTTGAGATGACCCCCATTAATCAGCCTGTTCTCGACGAACAGACGGGTGAAATGGTACCACTGAATGAGTTGAGTCAGGGTAAGTATGATGTGACCTGTAGTGCTGGACCTGCTTTCAAGAACGTTCAGGATCAAAGTCTGGCCTCTATGATAGAGATTGGTGGTTTGATGCCGGATACCATGTCGGCGGGTTCTGATCTGGTCTACGGGGCCGTGAATACACCTGCTGCTGATCAGATGGCGGAGCGTATGCGGGCTCAGTTATTAGAATCTGGGATGATCCCTCCCGAACAGATGACACAGGAGGAGCAACAAGCAGAGCAGGC